TCCCGGCGGCAAACCTTCAGGGTAAATAACCATGCGAAAAAAACTGATGGATGCGATCCGCGCCCATGTTGCTGCGGAATATCCGAACGAGGCCTGCGGCGTGGTGGTGCAGACCGGACGCGCGCAGCAGTACATCCCGTGCCGCAATATCTCAGCAACGCCCGCTGAGGCCTTCATGATCTCGCCAGAGGATAAACTGGCAGCATCGGAGCAGGGCGAAATCATTATGATTATCCACTCGCATCCTGATGTGGTGCAGCTTGTGCCTTCCGAAATGGACAGGGTGCAGTGCGACTGGTCCGGGGTGGAGTGGGGCATCATGAGCTGGCCGGACGGGGACTTCTGCACCCTGGCGCCACGTGAGGACCGCGACTACGCCGGGCGGCGCTGGGTGCTGGGCTTTGCCGACTGCTGGGCACTGATCCGGGAGTGGTACCAGCGCGAACACGGCATTGCCCTGGGTGATTACTCGGTACCGTACGAATGGTGGGAGCAGGGCGAAAACCGCTACGATGATAACTGGGAGGCAGAAGGCTTTGTCCAGGTGGACCCGGCGGATATGCGTCCCGGGGATATGATCATGATGCGCGTACAGGCGCAGGTAACCAACCACGCGGCCGTTTACCTCGGTCACCACGAGCACCAGGACAATATCATGCTGCACCATAATTTCGGCAGTCTGTCTGCCCGGGTGCCGTACGGCAAGTATTACCGTGACCGCACCGTTCGTGTGGTCCGGCACAGGGAGCTGATGAATGCTGAAAACACTGATTCTTGAAGGCCGTATGGCGAAAAAGTTCGGGCGCGAGCACCAGTTTCACGTTGAGGATCTGCGCGAGATGCTGCGCGCCATGTGCAGCCAGGTTCCCGGCTTTAAACGCTACCTGTCAGAGGGGCATATGAAGGGGATCCGCTTTGCCTTCTTCAATGGCAAAAACAACATCGGCCCTGATGAGTTCGACATGACCCGCGGAGGGGCGGTGTACCGGATTTCAGCCATAACCGAAGGCTCAAAGCGCGGCGGCGTACTGCAGATCGTTATCGGGGCAGTGGCGCTCGTGGCCGCGTATTTTACCGCAGGGGCTTCTTTTTCTGCGTGGGCAGCTGCAAACGGAATCAGCGCTGCAGCAGTTACAGCCTCGTCTACGGCCCTTGCCGGGATCGGTCTGTCGATGTCGCTTGGCGGCGTGGTGCAGCTGCTCACACCGCAGCCGAAATATAACGTCGGGGCCTCATCCAGCACGGACAATAAACCCAACTACGCCTTTGGCGCGCCAGTGAACACCGTGGCAGTGGGTTACCCGGTTCCTCTGCTTTTTGGGGAACGCGAGATCGGCGGGGCGGTCATCAGCGCGGGCATCTTCTCCAGCGACCAGCAGTAAAATTTATTGTCAGCTACAGGCCACCTCCCGGTGGCTTTTTTTATGGGTGAAATATGCGACTTCTCGAAGATGAAACCCTGATTCAGGGACGTAAAGGCGGCAGTGCTAAACAGCACACCCCTGTTGAGGATCCAGATGACCTGCTGTCGACAGCAAAATTAAAAATGCTGCTGGCGATCGCTGAAGGTGAAATCCAGGGTGAACTGACGGCACAGAACATCTTCCTTAATGACACCCCGCTGGCGAACGCCGACGGCAGCTATAACTTTACGGGTGTGAAGTGGGATTTTCGCCAGGGCACTCAGGATCAGACCTATATTCAGGGGTTGCCTGAAGTCGATAACGAAATGTCGGCAAACGTGACCGTCACCACCACCGCGCCCTGGACGCGCCAGTTTTCTAACCTGATGCTGGATGCCGTGCGTATCAAGCTGAGCCTGCCCGTACAGTACACCTATAAAGACAACGGCGATATGGTCGGCACGGTCACGGAGTACGCCGTCGATCTTTCCACCGACGGCGCGGCCTGGCAGACGTTGGTTAACGGCAAATTCGACGGGAAGACAACCACGGAATACCAGCGCGACATCCGCATAGACCTGCCGGCAGCCACAACCGGCTGGGCGGTTCGGGTGCGTCGCATCACGCCTGATTCCGTGGGTAACTCAAAACTGATAAACGCCTTCAAGGTGTTCTCTTTTGCTGAGGTGATCGACAGCAAGTTACGCTATCCCAACACGGCACTGCTTTATATCGAGGTCGATGCCAGCCAGTTTACCAGCGGCGCGCCTAAGGTGACATGCAGACCAAAGGGCAAGCTGGTTCGTGTGCCTGACTCCTATGATCCGGTAACACGCACTTACAGCGGTACCTGGTTGGGTGGCTTCAAAATGGCCTACACCAACAACCCGGCCTGGATATTTTACGATCTGGTGCTGGATGAGATTTACGGCATGGGTACCCGCATCGATGCAGGCATGATCGATAAGTGGGAGCTGTACGCCATTGCACAGTATTGTGACCAACGGGTTTCGAACGGGGCGGGCGGCACTGAGCCGCGGTTTACCTGCAACGTTTACATCCAGAGTCAGCAGGACGCTTACACCGTTCTCAGCGATCTGGCTGCGGTATTCCGGGGGATCACCTTCTGGGGCAACGACCAGATTTACGTGCAGGCAGATGTGCCGCAGGATGAGGTTGATTTTACCTACCACGCATCAAACGTCATCGACGGACTGTTTACCTATGGCGGCGGCAGCTACAAAAACCGCTACTCATCTGCCCTGGTCTCCTGGTCTGATCCCCAGAACCATTACAGCGACACCACAGAGAGTGTTTACGACTCTGACCTGGTAAAGCGGTACAAGGTCAACCAGATGTCGATGACGGCGATCGGCTGCACCTCCCAGAGTGAGGCCCATCGCCGGGGCCGCTGGGCACTGCTGTCAAACGCGCGCGACGGAACGGTATCCTTTGGTGTGGGGCTGGATGGTTATATTCCGCTGCCGGCTGAAATCATTGGTATCGCGGACCCGTTCCGTGCCGGCAAGCAGAACGGTGGGCGTATTCGGGCGGTCAACGGGCGTAATGTCACGCTTGATCGTCCCGCTGACTACGGCGCAGGCGATCGCCTGGTGGTCAATCTGCCTGACGGCAAGGCGCAGACGCGGACAATCGCGGCGGTCAGCGCGGACAAGCAGAAAGTGACGGTTGCTACCTCCTTCAGACTGCAGCCTGAACCCGGCGCGGTGTGGGCCATTGACAGCGACAATCTGGCTATCCAGTATTTTCGCGTGACATCCATCCGGGCAAACGATGACAGTAATGGTGGTTTTACGATCACTGGGGTTCAGCACGACCCGAATAAGTACCGCTATATCGATGACGGTGTGCGCATTACCCCTGCGCCGGTGACCGTCACGCCGGTAAGTGTTCTGCCGGCACCGAAAAACATCCTTCTCACCGAAACCGATCACATCGAGCAGGGGCTTACCATCGCTACCATGAATGTGTCCTGGGATCGGGTGGACGGTGCTATCAGGTACCAGGCCCAATGGCGCAAGGATAATGGCGACTGGATAAACGTCCCGGTGAGCAGCGCTCAGGGGTTTGCTGTGCAGGGGATCTACACCGGGAACTACGACGTGCGGGTGCGTGCGCTGAACGCGCAGGAGTCAGGTTCGCCGTGGGGTTACGCCGACACGACTTACCTCACGGGCAAAACCGGCAAACCTGGCACGCCGCAGAGCCTGCTGGCGAGCGACGATGTGGTCTGGGCTATCGATATCACCTGGGCGTTCCCGGATGGTGCCGGCGATACGGCATACACCGAGCTTCAGCGCGCCACCACGGATGACAAGGCTAACCCGCAGTTACTGGCGCTGGTGCCGTATCCGGCGACACACTATCAGCATGGTCCAATGCTGGCGGGCGTCAGTCAGTGGTACCGCGCGCGCCTGGTCGATCGCATCGGCAACACCGGCGACTGGACCACGTGGGTAGCAGGCCAATCCAGTTCGAAAGCCAGTGATTACCTCGACATGATCGGCGACACGCTCGAGCAGACCGACGGCTATAAAAACCTTGTCTCAGACATTGCCGATCTCAGCGGCGATATTCAGTCAGCGCGCGACGACATCAGCAAAGTTACGACAGAGTCGGCGACGACCAAAGCGGGGCTGGCGCAGGAGGTCACGGACCGTAAGAAAGCCATCACCGACGAGGCAACGGCGCGCGCCCAGGCGCTGCTGACCGAGAAGAACGAGCGCGTCGCGGATATCAGCAACGTCAATCAGACGATCCAGACCACCACCGAGTCACTGGCGCAGCAGATTGGGCAGATTTCTGCTGGCACCGGCTCGCAGTTCGACCCGGCCAAAATCTGGTACTTCGATTCGACGGTAGAGGGCTGGTCCGGGAACGGGACCCCGACGATTGTTGACGGGTGGATCCGCCCGGCGAACCATGCCACCGATCCATGGGTGCAGTCTCCCGGTTCACTGGGTATTAACTCGTCGTCCTATCGCTTCGTTAAACTGCGCATCAGGAAGTTCGGGGCGCCGGGCTGGGCGGGGCAACTGCGGTGGCGGGGTACCGGTGGCTTTAACGACACCAACATGGTCACCGTCGCCGAGCCTGCTTATGACGCGAACGGGATCGCCACGCTGGAGTTCGACAATATCCCCTGGCTGACTGAAACCACGATGAATCAGTTCAGGCTGGATCTGTCCACTAAGCAGGATGCGACGAATTACTTTCTGATTGACTGGGTGGCGCTCGGACGGCCTACGCCCGGCGCGGGTATGGCGGCGCTTCAGCAGGAAACGACAGCCCGTGTCGCTGGCGACCAGGCGGAAGCCACAGCGCGAGAAACGCTGGCGACGCAGATCCGGGGCGGCTATACCGGGGATGATCCGTCGAAGCTGGCCTCGGGCTTGCTCTACACCGAACGCCAGGCGCGCATCACGGCGCAGGAAGCGGAGGTGACAGCCCGGACGGCACTGGAAGCGACCGTTAACGCCAACAAGGCCAGCGTGACGCAGGAGCTGTCAACGCTGACGACTGAGCAGGAGGCGCAGGCTACAACGCTCTCGGGCCTGCAGACCACCGTCGGGAAAAATACCGGCGATATCACGCGCATCGATAAAGCCGTCGCTGATAACAACAAAGCGCAGACTACCGCGCTGGCTGCTGTTAAAGCCACAACCGACCAGAACACGGCGGACATCAGAACGGAAACCACGGCCCGTACGGATGCAGACAGTGCGCTGGGGCGTCGTATCGACAGTCTGAAAGTAGATGTGGACGGCAACACAGCCAGCCGCGACGCCGGTATTGTCGGCAACGTCAGCAACGCGCTCGCCAACTTCATGGCTTTCTCTGATCAGCGCGTCACGTTCGCCGTTGGCGAAACAAAAACGATGGCCGAGATCACCGAGACCCGGAAGACCGCCGCAGATGCCACAAGCGCTGTGGCAGAGCAGGTCACCACGCTTAAGGCCACGGTTGAGCAAAACGGTCAGACCAACGCCGCCGCCATCACGCGCATTGATAAAGCCGTTACGGATCTGGAGAGAGCTACCGCGACCAGCATTGAGCAGGTAACGGCTGCAATTGGCGATACCAATGCCAGTGTGCAGACGACCAGCCAGGCTGTTGCTGATATCAACGGCAAGCTCTCCGCGCAATGGGGCGTTAAAGTCCAGGTGGAGGCGAACGGCGTTAAACGCATCGCGGGTATCCAGCTGGGCATTGACGGTACAGGGGCCTCAAACTTCCTGATTTCAGCCGATACGTTTGCGGTTTATAACCCGACGACGAACGGGCAGGAGCTGGTGTTTGCTTCGACCGGCGGCCAGATGTTCATGCGTTCGGTGTTCATCCAGGACGGTTCCATCGACAACGGCAAGATTGGGAATTACATCCAGTCCAGCAACTGGGACGGGACCGGCAATGTCGGCTGGCATATCAATAAATCCGGGTATGCCACGTTTAACGGCGTTACCGTTCGCGGGACGATTTATGCCACCGACGGGAGCTTTAAAGGCAGAGTTGAGGCGACCAGCGGGAGCTTCAAGGGCACGGTTGAAGCGACATCTTTCATTGGAGATGTTGCCAACACAGGGGTGTACCCGGATGCCAGTGCTCGATCAGATAGCGCTGTTTCAACAAGCATACCAATGGTCTATATGGACTCCAGTAATAGCGTTTTAAGTAAAA